TGGCACCGTCTCAACCCGGAAGCAGCCAAAACGCTCGTGATGTTGTGGTTGATTGCCAGTGAGAGCGATGGCTGGCTTCCGGAGATTGAAGATTTGGCGTTCCGGCTTAGGACTACTGAAAACGCCTTAGAAAACATACTGTTAGAGCTTAGTGGCGGGTGGCTAGAGCAAGGTGATATCAGCCTGATATCGGACGGATATCAAGATGATGCACCAGAGACAGAGGGAGAGAGAGAGGAAGAGATAGAGGGAGAGGAAGAAAAATCCCCCCCTACCCCCCCATCGCCTGACGGCGACGAGGGGTTGCTTGGAAGCGACGAGCAAAAGCGGGAACCTGGTGACACACCAGCGGAGTACGCAGACGCAAAGCCCAAGCGGGAACGCAAGCCGGCTGTTTCGTTGAAGACATGGGTTGAAGCCTGCAAGAACGCGGGTGAGAAGCCGATCAGCGAATACAAGCCCTTGCTGGAGTACGCAGAAGGCGTGAAGTTGCCGATGGACTATATCCAGCTTTGCTGGAACGTCTTCAAGCGCGAACACCTGCCGGAAGGCGGAAAGGAAGCGCGAAGACAGAAGGATTGGCGAAGACATTTTTTGAACTACGTCGAGAAGGGCTACTACAAGCTCTGGTTTTTCACGGCGGATGGGAGATGCGAACTGACCTCGGTCGGCAAGCAGGCGCAAAGATTTCACGACAGACCTAACCGAGAAGCAGCATGAGCGCAAACGACATTTCGAGAAGCATTCCGCAGGCGGTCGAGGCTGAGCAATTCGTGCTCGGCGCACTGATGTCGGATAACGATGCGATCGACCGGATTGGCGACCTGAAGGCCGAGCATTTCTTCCGTGGCGACCACCGCGCTATCTATTCCGAGATCGTGGATATGCTGGCCAACGGCGCCGGCGTTGACATCATCACGGTCTTTGAGAGACTGAAGTCCAAGGGCCGGGATCAGGACACTGGCGGCCTAAGTTACCTGAACTCGCTTGTGTCCAACACGGTCAGTTCAGCAAACATTGGCAGATGGGCAACCAGCATCCGCGATCGCGCCCAGAAGCGCGGGCTGCTGTCGGTTGCATCCGAGATACAGGATAAGGTCGGTACGTCGCCTGATGACGCCAACACCCTGATCGACCATGCTGCCTCGAAACTCGAGGCGCTCGCCGAAGCGCGCATTAAGCGCGAGCCGAAACTGGTGCGCGAACACATGGCTACGCACATGGCTGTTCTCGATGAGCGCATGGAAGGAAAAATGCGCGTCATCCCTACCGGCCTGCCTGACCTTGACGAAATTCTGAGCGGCGGCATTCGCCCCGGTAACGTCGTCGTACTAGGTGCGCGCCCGTCAGTCGGCAAGACCGCTCTCGGTCTGTCGGTTGCTGCAAACGTGGCGCACGAATACGGCGTGCTCGTGTTGTCGCTCGAAATGACGCAGACGGAATTAAACGACCGACTCATCGCCATGCTGGGCCGCGTGTCCCTTGACTCCGTTCTGAAGGCGCGAGAAAGCGATTCCCACTTCTGGAACTCGCTGACCGCAACCGCCCACAAGATCAACGACCTGTCTCTTGTCACGGACGATCAAGGCGGATTGAACCTGCTAGACGTCCGCAACAAGGCTCGAGCCTCAAAGCGAAAGCACGGGATTGACTTGCTGATTATCGATTACCTACAGCTGATGCACGGCCGCGACGATTCGCAGACGCGCAACTACCAGCTTGAGGAAATCTCGCGCGGCATGAAGGCCCTCGCCAAGGAGTTGAGCATCGGCGTAATTGAGCTAGTTCAGCTAAACCGCGCAGCAGACGGCGGCACACGATTCAAGATGAAGGACATCCGGGACTGCGGTTCGATTGAGCAAGACGCCGATGTCATCGCTTTCCTGCATCGCCCGATCAAGGACAACCCTGACCTCGGATATGACTTCGCAAACTTCGCGTGGCTCCAGGTCGAGAAGAACCGCCAAGGTGCGTGCCGTGACATCCCCCTCTTTTATCAGGGCGACCAAACGCGATTCGATTCCTGGTCGGGCCAGTGGCCGCAGACATCTGGCGGCACGCGTCGCCGCTCGAAACTGGAGGACTGATCATGTTCAAGAATGACATGCACAAGTTGTATGCCGCAGCCGAGAAGATCACCGACAAGTGGGGTGTGCTGCGGTTCGTCTATCAACAGGAATACGCCAACATCATCGCGGCGAGCGCGGAGGATATTCGAGGCCGTATCGATCCTTACTTCGTGAACTGGATAAAAGACGCTTCGCCGATCGAACTTCGCGCATGGGGAGACATTCGTGGACGTTGCACGCCGCTCTATCCGCAGTTCCCGCTGTTCAACTACTTCATCGACTTCGCTAATCCGTATCTGAAAGTTGGCATCGAGTTGGACGGTAAGCAGTGGCACGACTCGGAGAAGGATCGTGAGCGCGATGAATTCCTGGCGTCGGTTGGCTGGCACATCTACCGCATCACTGGATCGGAAGCCAACAGGACGATCGACCTTCCGCAGTATCCAGAGGACTACGACTACGACGAAGAGAAGCGCGAAGCGATCTATGAAGACTACTTCATGAACTCGTGCGAAGGCATCACGCGCGCCGTCGACATTGTGTACTTCCAAGGTTACAACCCGCTCAAATCGCTAGACGTGTGCTATCGGACGCTGGACAAGCACAGATTGGCCGATTTCGAAATTGGTCCCGAGGCGGCACTGAACGAGTGGGCTTATGAAAGCCACATGAAGAAGATATTCGAATCGATGATGTTCAAAAACCATCCTGAACTTGTTGCCGCAGCAAAGCGCGAGTTGGACGAAACGGATGAGAGTTGGCTCGAATGACTCCCGCCCAACTAGCAGAAGTACTCGATGAAATCGCAGCTTGGAGTCTTGAGGATCGTCGGGCTTACATAGCAAACCTCGCGATGCATAGCGAAGAGGACGCCGAGCAGGTTAAGGCGGGATTGAAACGGATCTGGCATCAGCGGAAAGCATAGGGGGTGGGGAAATGATGGAACATATTGAAGATAGACCGATTAGTACTGCTTACGTGAACTACGAGTCGTTCATTGCAAGCAAGGGATTCTTGGACGTTCCGACTGGGTTCGATTGTGACGTGCCGGTAGGCCCGCTGTTCGACTTCCAGGCGGCATGCGTCAAGTGGGCATTGAAACGTGGGCGCGCTGCACTGTTCGAGGATACGGGTCTCGGCAAGACGCTGCAGCAAACCACGTGGGCGAAATACGTCTGCGAACACACGGGCGGGAACGTCATCATCGTGGCGCCGCTGTGCGTTGCACAGCAGACCGTCGAAGAGGCGGCGAAGTTTGGCATCGCGATTAAATATTGCCGGCACGACTCAGAAGTCGAGCCCGGAATCACGATCACGAACTACGAAATGCTTGAGCACTTCGAGCTCGATTCGTTCGTTGGTGTCGTTCTGGACGAAAGCTCGATCCTGAAAGCGCACAACAGCAAGACGCGGGCATTCATCACAGAATCGTTCCGCCGCACGCCGTACAAACTCTCATGCACGGCTACACCTAGCCCGAATGACTGGATGGAGCTCGGCAACCAGGCTGAATTTCTCGGCGTTATGTCGTCTGTCGAAATGCTGTCGACCTTTTTCACGCACGACGGCGGCGACACGGGTAACTGGCGCCTTAAGGGGCACGGCAAGGTCAAGTTTTGGGAATGGATGGCGACGTGGGCGATTTGCATTCGCTCACCGGCTGACCTTGGATTCGACGGCTCGCGCTATCTGTTGCCGCCGCTTGAGCTCGTTGAGCATGTTGTGGAGAGCGACGCCGCACCGGAAGGTCAGCTTTTCACCATGATCGCCCAAAGCCTGACGGAACGCCGCCAAGCCAAGAAAAGCACTATCGACCAACGCATCGAGCTCGCGGCCGGCATCGCCAATAGCACGGATGAACCAGTCATCGTCTGGTGCCACCTGAACGAGGAAAGCGAGCGCCTAACGAAGGCAATCCCCGGCGCAGTGGAAGTGACCGGCTCCATGAAGCCTGAACAGAAGGAGGCAAACATCATGGCCTTCGTCCATGGCGAAGCGCGTGTGATCGTCAGCAAGCCCTCGATTATGGGTTACGGATTGAACCTGCAGCACGTCTGCCGGCGCATGGTGTTCGCCAGCATGGATGACAGCTTCGAATCCTATTACCAGGCTGTTCGCCGCTGCTATCGGTTCGGGCAGACGCGTCGCGTGCTGGCCCACATCATCACCGCCGATACCGAGGGTGCCGTGAAAGCCAACATCGCCCGCAAGCAGGCGCAGAGCGACGCCATGGCGGCCGAAATGGTTGGCCTGATGCGCGAAATCACCAAGAAACAGATTGAAGGCGCCAAGAGCGGCACGGAAGCGTATCGGCCATTGACGCCGCTGACTATCCCCGCATGGATTCTGGATAACGTGGAGTACGCACAGTGAACTGCATCACACAAGAAATTCACGATCGCTTCTCGATCTACAACATGGACTGCGTCGACCTCGCAAAGTCGCTGCCGGAAAACTCGGTGGACTTCTCGGTGTATAGCCCGCCCTTCGAGTCTCTTTTCGTGTTCAGTAATTCTGAGCGCGACATGGGCAACAACGCGTCGAGCTCGGATTTCTGGACACACTACCGGTTCCTGATCGCGGAGCATATCCGCATCACGAAGCCGGGTCGGCTGGTCGCGATTCACTGCATGCAGCTGCCGACGTCCAAGACGCGGGACGGTTATATCGGCCTGAAAGACTTCCGCGGCGAAATCATCCGCGCGCATCAGGAGGCCGGCTTTATTTACCACTCGGAAGTGTGCATCTGGAAGGACCCGGTTGTCGCCATGCAGCGCACCAAGGCTCTCGGCCTGCTCTACAAGCAGCTTCGCAAAGACAGCGCCATGAGCCGCCAGGGGATCGCTGATTACCTCGTCATCATGCGCAAGCCCGGCGAGAACCCCGAGCCGGTCACGCACACGCACGAGAGTTTCCCGGTCGATATGTGGCAGCGCTATGCGTCGCCGGCATGGATGGACATTAACCAATCGAAGACGCTGCAGTACATGAGCGCGCGGGACAGCGACGACGAGCGCCACATCAGCCCCTTGCAGCTTGAGGTAATCGAGCGGGCGATCGAGCTCTGGACAAACCC